AGAAAATAGCTATTGACGTGGAAACGCGCGACCCGAACTTAAAGAAGAATGGGCCGGGGTGGGCGACGAAAGACGGAGAGGTTGTTGGTTACGCAATAGCCGTGGATGAGTGGTCGGGTTACATACCTACTAGACACTTCGGGGGGGGAAACCTTGACGAAAAGGTTGTCAACCGTTGGCTTAAAAAAGTATTCGAATGTCCTGCTGAAAAGATTATGCACAACGCTCAATATGACTTGGGTTGGATTAAGGCCATGGGTTTCCAAGTCAATGGTAGAATAATAGACACTATGGTTCTAGCCTCCTTGTTGGATGAAAATCGTTTTAGCTACAGTCTGAATGCTTTATCATATGACCACCTTAACAAAGTGAAGTCGGAGAAAGCATTAGTGGCCGCCGCCCGCGAATTTGGTGTAGATCCAAAAGCAGAGATGTGGAAGATGCCCGCTATGTATGTCGGTCCTTACGCAGAAGGCGACGCGGAACTAGCCTTGGAACTGTATAATTATTTTTCTGTAAAGTTAGGTCAGGAAAACTTATGGCCGATAGCTAACTTAGAGTTGGACTTACTACCCTGCCTTGTGGACATGACCATGAAGGGCGTTCGTATTGACACGAACCGCGTTGAGAGGACACGAGACTACTTACTTAAAAAAGAAAAAGAAGTCCTAGCTGAAATTAAAAGAGTTAGCGGAAGTAGCGTAGAAATATGGGCTGCTCAATCCTTATCTAAAGCTTTTGACAAAGTAGGTGTACAATACCCCCGCACCGAGAAAGGCGCTCCGTCGTTCACGAAACACTTTTTACAAGAACATAATCACCCACTGGCGCAGTTAGTCAACAAGGCTAGAAACTTAAACAAAACGTCGGGTACTTTTATAAATACTATAATGAAGCATTGCAGGGCGGATGGACGTATACATTCGCACATCAACCAGATTAGGTCTGATGACGGCGGAACCGTGTCGGGCCGTATATCTATGTCAAACCCTAACTTGCAACAAATCCCTGCCCGAGATCCAGAACTGGGTCCGATGATTAGAAGTTTGTTTTTACCTGAAGAGGGGGAACAATGGGCGGCTATTGACTTCTCGCAACAGGAACCGCGCATCTTGGTTCATTACGCTCACGTTTATGGTAAGACCCGTGGTGTTCCTCTACAAGGAGCTGAAGAGTTTGTTAAAGCTTACAGCGATGACCCTAACACTGACTTCCATACGATGGTAGCAGAGATGGCTAACATTCCACGGAAGCAAGCTAAGACTATCAACCTTGGCATGATGTACGGAATGGGCGTTAACAAGTTGTCGGAACAATTAGATGTGTCCGTTGACGAAGCTAAATCGCTCACGAAACAATATCACACTAGGGTTCCGTTCGTAAAAGGCCTGATGACAGGTGTCATGAATAGACTCAACGATAAGTCTTCGAAAGGTTCGCTTCATTCTTTACTGGGCCGCAAGTGCCGTTTTGATTTATGGGAGCCCGATACCTTTGCTATGAATAAGGCTATGCCTTACCGTGAAGCTGTTCGGGAGTACGGCGCAACAACACGGTTAAAACGTGCTTACACTTACAAAGCTTTGAATAGATTGATCCAAGCTTCAGCCGCTGACATGACTAAGAAAGCTATGGTGGATTTATACAAGCAAGGTATTGTTCCTATGCTACAAATCCATGATGAAATAGCTATGTCTGTGAAAACACTTGACGAAGCTAAAGCTGTTGCTAATGTAATGGAGAATGCTATCCCACTTGAGGTTCCTTCTAAATGTGACGTAGAGATAGGACCTTCTTGGGGAGAAGCTAAATAGCCTCCCGTGTTGGGTGTTTATAACCCAACGGCCCCTCCCTTAAAGTTTTGTTCATTTTTTCTTAAAGGGCGGGGGTTTTTCTTGCATTCTTGTATATTATCCTATAACATCCTAGATAAGCACAACTATGGAGTTAAAAATGGACACACAAAAGTGGAAAAGTATACTTGTCCCAAGAGAAGTTTACGAAGAGATTAAAGAGCTTTCTAAAAAGGAAGGCCGAACGATAGGTGGGCAACTACGTGTTGTTTTCGAACGTCATAAAAACGAGAAGTAATGGCTCAGACATCCGATCACAACGGGGGTTTAATACATCGACGGTTGATGCGTAATGTTTGCCCTGCTTGTATGCACCAGTTGTCTATTCAAGAAAAAACGGACAGCATACTGGTACGTAAATGCCCCGCTTGTAAACTAACGATAAGTGATAATATAGATTTTGCAGAAATACCTGATAATATATGCGATTAAGTGTTGCATATCCCATACAAGTCTGTTATGTAATAAGAATGAACCGACCGTGGGGGTTTTAAAGTTTCCCCGACACAACCGGTTTTAGCATGTGGACCCTGACCCCCAGTTATTTTTTTTGATTCTCTAACTGGGGGTTAATCTGGAAAGGGAATTAAAAAATGAGTATATTTGTTGACGGCATGATGGCTAAGAAGCCTAATGAAAACGCGCCAAGTTGGATCAAGTGCAAGCTTAGTATTAAACGTGAAGCTTTGATGGCTTGGTTACAGAGTTGCGAGGATAGCGGTAAGGATGAATGGATTAATCTTAACGTAAAAGAGAGCGCCAGAAACGGTAAGTGGTATGTGGATGTAGATAGATGGAAAACAGATCACGGCACGCCGACCGCGCCCGTCGGTCATGAAAACGGTCATGAGTAAATCGGATTATAAAATAAAAAATGTTGAAAAAAATCAATGTTTAGACTTACTTAAAAAATATCATTACTTATCTAAGACTGAGGGTAATAAAGGTTTTAAAACAGGCCAGAATTACGGGTTGTTTAATAAGGATATGGACATTGTAGGGCTTTGTATTTTTACAGGTTTGCCTGTTCCTGAAATAGCTAAGGGTATGTATGGTTTAGATAGAAACGAACAAGGGGGTCTTTGGGAGTTATCGAGATTTGTGTTACGTCCCGATGTACAACAAGAAGAACATAACGCCGCTAGTTGGTTCCTTTCTAGGTGTCTTAAACTATTAAAAAAATCGGTTCTTGTGAGGTCTGTTTTATCTTACGCCGATTGTTCGGCACATACAGGCATCATTTATGCCGCTTGTAATTTTAAATTTTATGGAAAGTCCGCGCCGAAAAAAGATTTTTGGATAAAGAAAAACGATTTATTTGATGAGGCTATTTTTGAAAAACATAAACGTGGTAAGGTTAAAGGACTTGAAGGCGAGTGGCGTCCTCGAACCCAGAAACTTAGGTTTGCTATAACTTACGATAAAACATTAAAGATGTTATGGAAAGAAATGAAGTGGGGAACATCATGAATAAATCGGAAACGATGTGGATCCTTCGAGCGGTCCTGTTAATAAGCCTTACCGTGGCTGTGGTCTGGCATCTCGCAACCATTGTTTATTTTCTTTGGGATATTAAAATTATTATAGCTCTCATCATGATAGTTATTTGGATGGATTCTTTAAAAATAGATGTGCAAAGCTAATGAGTAAACCAACATACATACATGTAAACATGCACAAGATCCGCGCTAATAAAAAGAACGGAACGAATGAACCTGTTATCACGGTTAAAAAAGGTAAGACCAATCAATATGGACACGGCGTCGAAATCCACGGCCCTTCGACCGTGCTTTACGGTGGAAACGATAAACCGCTTTTATCTTGCGGCGCCCGCGTTGTAATTAAAACAATGTCGGAAGTTACTATTTTTGATACGCAACCCCCTAAGAAAAAAATAAGTTTTTGGAAAAGGAAAAAATAATGGAAATGTGGAAACCGACGTACATAACAATAGATGAAGTTTGCGAGATAACCCAACTGGCAAAGCCCACCATTTACAGGTTAACCCGCGAAGGGTCGTTTCCGAAAAACATCCACATACCCCGCGTTGAGAACCACGGCCCGAAGTTCATTAAAGCATGGGATAAAGAAAAAGTTATTAATTACACCTACAATCAAACGGGTCGTTTTAGTATGGGGCGGATACGAGAAGAGCACGTTTGGTACGACGAGTTTACCGTAAGTTACGTTGACCAGTTCATAGCATGGATCTCGGCTTCCATAAAAAACCTATTCAAAAACAAATATGTTCGAACCGCAATTATTTCTGGAATTTTAGCAGGGCTTCTTTATAACGTTTTATAAATAAGGGGCAGACTAATGGTTACGATTGATATCGATATAACAGACGATGAGTACGTTACGCAGGCCATGGAAAAATTTAATATTGATATTGAGCTCACACAATATGGAGCACGGGTCACGGGACTACGCGACGACATTATGGGATACTTACGGTCGGACTTACATGGGCTCGACTACACCGACGTTGAAGGGCTCTTCCCCGAGCTTATGGATAATTCAGGATACTACTAATGAATGTAAATTGTTTGACATGCGGAAACGAAATGACTTGGAATAGTGATTTTGATGTAGAGGAAGAGGACGGACCTTACACCATGTTTAGTGTTTATACGTGCTCGAATTGTAATGGGCTTATGGAATTTTATGTAGCTAACGAAGACCACGAGGACTTTAAAAACCTTGGGTAAACGAAGCAACTTCGACCGCGTCCCACGGGACTATTACCCCACGCCGTTGGAAGCTGTTCTTCCGCTTTTGAAACACCTCCCTGAAGACGTTCTTTTTGCGGAACCCTGTGCAGGAGACGGTAGACTTATCACGCACATTGAAACAAATTCCTCGGCCCGCGCCTATCTCATGACGGACATTGAACCCCAAGTCGATTACGTCGGGGAATGTGACGTTTTTGATTTAGAGATCCAAGGCTGTGACGTGGCCATTACTAACCCGCCGTGGAACAGAAACATCTTGCACCCCCTGATAGTACACTTGTCCAACCAAGTTCCGACGTGGCTGTTGTTTGATGCTGACTGGATCCACACTAAACAGAGCGCGGACTTCGGATCACGGCTCACGAAAATAGTTTCAGTCGGAAGAGTTAGGTGGATTGAAGGCAGTAAGCACAAGGGAAAAGACAATGCCTGTTGGTATCTGTTTGACAAACCTGATCCAGAAAGAGTTTGCCAGTTTTTCGGACAGTAAAGCAATTTTTACTATTAACGATTTCAAACAGCATTCGGTCTTTTTGACCTCGACCAAGATGACGGTCGTATCTATATAGTTGCATAAAAACGCATACATGTCCATCCCCCAAAACCTATCCTTTTAGATAGGGTATTTTAACCCAAAGTGCGACACCCTGCCGCACTTTTGCATCTATACAAGTATGCGATATTATGATACCATGTATACATAGTATACATTGGCGGTTACCTGTTGATGTTGCTTTGATGTTTCACGTGAAACATTTAATAACTTTAAGAATGAAAGGACATCATAATGTCTCAAGTATTAGATCACGAAATGAAAAATAAAATAATGGAAGAACTCGTTGACATCGAGATCTTAGCAAACGAAATGGCCGCAGACGCGCGGGCGGTCTGGCTCGTTATTAAAAACGCGACAAGTTTAGATGACCTGAAAGATACGGTGAATCAGTATGAAAAGGACTTGCAAGAGATAATGTTATATTTGCGATTGGATCTCGAAAGACTCGAAACAATCGAGGTAGCAGACGGGTCCCTTCATTTTGGGGAGGGTAATTAAAATGACTACAGCTATAATAAAAGATATAACAATAGGGGGTCAGCGATTAATACTCGGTGACTGCCAAGAGGTAATGAGAGAACTTGGTAGGTTTGATACCTTAGTTAGTGACCCTCCTTATGAGATACAAACAACTGGGGGAGGTATACATAGCAAACGCACCTTCTTGAAAGATGTAAAGAAAGCAAAAATAAATAAAGGTTTTAATTACAATATTATTGATGCTGAATTGTATGGTAGCGCCATAATATTTTGTCACAACGACCAATTAGTAAAGTTGTTACCAAGTCTTTCTAGTAAATATAAAAGATACGTTTTATGTGCTTGGCAAAAAACAAACCCCATGCCTGTTGCGAATAAACATTATCAGCCTGAGTTGGAGTTGTACGTACATGCTTGGAATAAGGGTTACCATCCGCAAGGGGAACTTAGCGATAAGAAAAGAATATTTACACACACTGTTGGTAAGTCAAAGTATGACCACCCCACTGTAAAACCACTAGGGCTAATGCAAAAAGTAGTTACTAATGCTACAGGAACTATTTTAGACCCTTTCATGGGAAGCGGGACAACGCTTGTGGCTTGTGAAAAACTGGGCAGAAAAGGTGTTGGTATAGAAGTAAATGAAAAGTATTTCAACATTGCTTGTGAGCGGGTACACGAGGCCGTCAATAACTTGGAGCTGTTTTAAATGACTAAAATATTAGATTACAAAATGAAAAAGAAAATAATGAAAGATCTCGTTAACATCGAGATCTTAGCACACGAAAATAATTCAGATGAAATAGCCGAAGCAACGCGGCAACTCTGGCTCGTTGTTAAAGACCTGACAGGGGAAGAGGCTCACCTATATCCGTTTAAGGAGGGTGATACGTATTACACCGTCGAAAATGGATTGCTCGTTTGCTCCTGTTGGGATGACACAAGTAAGGAACTTTATGACGCTGACCCTGAAAAAGTTTACTACTGCGTAAACAAAGATGGGCTGATCGAATGGGTTCCACAAAGGGGCGGAAACAAAACACTCTGTAGCTTTCCCCCTGAGCTCTACCTCCGTAGGGCTTAGACCACGGATCACGGTTACATTAAAACACGTATTGTATATATAGAGCGAAAAATAAAAAAAAATATTTTTTCGTAAAATAGGTGTAACTGGTGTAACCGTGTAACTTTGGTAATTAAGCTTATGTTATATATAGAGATTTTAGTTACATAAGTACAAAAATAAATATGTAACCGTACCAGAGTTTATGTAACCTTTGGGCGCCTTAATCTCAATATTGCGTATAAGGGCTCAAATTTCTTTTTTTTTATTTTTATTTTTTCTTCCTTTATAAGTAATAGCGTGTTATTGAAAAGTTAATCTAACTCTGATTAACTGGACAAATCAAATGGCTAATAAAAAAGCATTACCTAAATCGCATATCCCTGCAAAACCCCAAGGCCGACCCAAGAGAACTAAGATCCAACCTTTGACCCGCCGTCAAGAATTGTTTGTGAAAGAACTCGTTTCAAAGGATGGTCAAATTACAATGCGGGAAGCCGCTATAAATGCAGGCTACCCTGCGAGCTCTGCTCACACGAGAGCTTATGAACTTACTAACCCAAATCATTCGCCTCACGTTGTTAACGCTATCCAAGCTTATCGAGCTGAGTTAGACCAAAAGTTTGGGGTCAATTACCAAAGGCATCTAAAAGACCTCCAAACCATTCGAGACATGGCTTTGACCAATGGCGCCTATTCGGCGGCTGTTCAGGCGGAGTACCGAAGAGGACAGGCGCAAGGTCAAATCTATATTAACAAGTCTGAGATTAGGACAGGATCGATTGATAGTATGTCGAAAGATGAAGTCTTGAAAGCATTAAAGGAGATTAAACAAAGTTATGCCCCAATCACTATCGACGTTACTGCCTCAGGATCGGCAAATTCCTCAAACCGCTCAAAAGCGCGAAGCCGACTTATGGACGAAGATGAAGAAGGGGATGAAGGACTCGAAGCGTAACTTCCAAGCTACCCGATTAGAAACGTGGGCAACTCCGGGCGTTCCTGACGTAGTTTTATTGGACGAAAAAGGTGACTTTCATTTTATCGAACTAAAGGCTACCAGTAGCAAAGCTGTAGACTTACGACCGCATCAAGTTGCGTGGTTATGTAATCATAGGCATGGAAGCGTTTGGGTTCTTGTAAAGAAATTAAAAACTAAAAAACTAGAGCAACAACTCTTTTTGTTCGACGGTTCTGATGCAATGGATCTCAAACTGGAGGGCTTAAAATTTACGCCCAAATTGCATCAAATAAAAGATTTTGATTGGAGTGAAGTTTTTAACTTGATTAGTCCTATAGATTAGTATACTCTTATATACATAACTTTAACTTTGGAGAATAAATAATGACTTTAGCACGTGAATATAACTATGAATTGAGCTTAGTGAAAATGGGATACGATGTTATCTATAGCGATTTTAACAGTGAGAAAGAAGG